GGTGTACCATCTGCAAAGATAAAGTTACCGATTGACGGTAACGATGTAATGGAGGCATTAAAACTGAAACCTGGCCCGCTCATCGGTAAACTGATGAAGGTCGTAGAGGATGCATATTTGGAAAATCCGAATCTTACACGAACTGACGCCTTGAGTTTGGTTAAGGCAGCATTTAGGAGTATGAAATGAGTTTAGCGAAAGACCTTGCGAAAGACTTTTTGTTCTTCCTACTGGAAGAGAGTGACGCTGCAAAAGAGGCCAAGAAAAAAGGACTCAAGTACGGTGGGTTCGGCCGGTGGATAGACAAAGATGGCAAGATGGTTGCGAAAACTCAGAATGGTCAGTTGGTATCGGTTGACAGTAGCAGTACATCATCGAAACCGCCCAAGCAACATTATGTCCGCCAAGAGATGCCCAAGTCATCTTTGCGGTTCTCGTCCAAGTTCGATGAAATTGATTATGACACCAAGTTGCAGGTATCAGTTGTACTGGATAAGTTAAAGAAAGCTGCCGATGCGGCGATTGCGCGTGGTGAGCATGCACCGACATTCAACCTATGCCAGATTCACATTCCCGGAACTAACCTGTTCTGCGGTGGTAACATGGGAGTTCCCAGACTTGAGATGCCTCAGTTCAAGGGAGTTCCGCGTGAAGGTTCGGTTGCGGACAAACTTCCGAAGAACGCTAAGGGTGAAGTGAGTGCGGACGATTTGTTCCATGACTACCTAAACAAGAGTGAAATAAAAGTACTGCCCGCAAAGGTTCCCGTTGACAGATTGAAGTCAACGCAGAATCAGTTGGTGGGCTCTAAAGTTGCCGGTATGGCCTCCGCGCTAAAGGCAAACCCAAACCATCCGATATTATCGGAACCAATCTACATTTCAAGGGACGGGTATGTACTTGACGGACACCATAGATGGGCCGCAGCAGTTGGACTTGGGCTTACCACGGAGAAACCACCGCGAATGAATGTGAAGGTGGTTGACATGGACATACAAGATTTACTTCCGTTGTCTAAAAAGTTTGCTGAAGAAGTTGGTGTTAAGCAGAAAGCGGCAGAGTCTGTAATATTGGAGACAAGTGACGCAGCTAAACAAGCTAAGAAACAAGGATTGAAATATGGCGGATTTGGAAGATGGGTAGATAAACATAATGTGGTAGTTGCAAAGACAGAGGGTGGGAAGTTGGTGCCGGTGAAAGGTGGTGAAACTAAAACGGCACCAACACCATCCGCAGCAAAACAGTCGCCCGAAGGTGAGAAAGACAAAGAGAAATCAAAAGGGAAGATGACTCTTGTCGGTGTATATAGTGGTCGTTTCCAGCCCTTCGGGCGACACCATTTTGCTGCGTATAAACAACTTCAAGCGGTAACGGGACCGAATACATATATCGCAACATCAGATGTGACCGATACTGAGAAGAGCCCGTTCAACTTCGCGGAGAAAAGGGCAATCATCATGAAGTATGGCATTCCGGGAAATCGGGTGATTAAGACAAGGAGTCCGTACAACCCGGAGGAAGTTCTCAGTAAGTATGACCCGAAAACAACCGCGCTTGTGGTTATCTTTGGTGCGAAGGATGCCGGTCGGTTGGAAGGTACCGGTAAGTATTACAAACCATTTGAAAGTGCTCGAAATCTTGAAGGGTATAAAGATAGAGGATACTACATTGTCGCACAGCATGAATCGGTTAAAATCGGTGGTAAGGAATTAAGTGGTACACAGATTCGTAAATTCTTGGGGTCACATAAAATTGATAACGAGAAGAAGAAGAAACTTTTCAAAGGAATTTTTGGATGGTATGACCCGCATTTATTCAATGTGATTACGAAAAAAGTAGGTTCAATCACACCGAAGAATGAGAGCGTTTTATCATCAAAAGGTGGTTTGATAACTGAGGGCGGAGCATACGGGCACATGGAGCACCCGTTTGACGACCAGAATTTAACGTTCGGCGATTTCAAGAATATCATAGAGATGGCACTTCAAGGTCATTTAGACAAAGAAGCAAAAGTAGTGGAGAAACTTGACGGTCAAGCACTTTCAATCTCGTGGGTCAGTGGTAAAGTTGTCGCCGCACGTAACAAAGGACACCTTAAGAATTACGGAGAGAACGCGCTTGATGTTCGTGGTATTAAGGATATGTTCGCGGGTCGTGGTGCATTAGAAAAATCATTCAGTCAAGCAATGGTTGACTTACAAGCGGCAATTTCCGGACTTACCGACAAACAGAAAGAGAAAATCTTTCAAAATGGTAAGAACTTTATGGCATTAGAAGTTGTGTACCCAGAAACTGAGAATGTATTACCGTATGGACAGAGCGCACTTATATTTCACGGTGTGATTAGTTATGATGCTAACGGTAATCCTGTCGGTGAAAACAAAGAGTATGCGCGTGTACTTGCTGGTATGATTCGCCAGATAAACGCAGATGTACAGAAAACATTCAAGATTGAGCAACCATCGTTTGTACAAGTTCCTGCACGGCAAGATTTCTCTGAGAGACAGAAATACTTTGTCGCAAAGGTAAACAAACTTAAAGGTCAGTTTGGATTAAAAGATAGTGATACTATAGCACTGTATCACCAGAGATGGTGGGAAGATTTTATATCTAAGAAAGGTCAGAAGTATGGCATGACCAACACTACACTTACTCAATTAGTGAAACGGTGGGCGTTCAATGACAAATCCAATAAGATATTAGATATAGTAAAGGGAATAAAATCGCCGGAATTTGCGGAGTGGGTTCGCACGTTTGATAAAGAGAATCATGACGCTCAGATGAAAGAGAACATGCTTCCGTTTGAGACATTATTCTTAGAGTTAGGTTCTGAGGTTTTGTCAAACGCACATGGATTTCTTGCCGCTAACCCAAGCAAGGCGGTACAAAATGTACGACATAAAATTAAGAGTGCAATAAATCAACTTAAAGGAACTACAGACCTTAAACAGATTAAGAAATTAAAAACTGAATTGGAGCGTATTCAGTCACTTGGCGGATTTGAAAAAATTGTCCCTGCTGAAGGACTCGTCTTTACCTACGGTGGTAAGACATACAAACTTACCGGAGCATTTGCACCGGTTAATCAGTTGCTTGGAATGCTAAAGTACGGAGATTAAGAAAGGGTTTATATATGATAGATGAACGTCCGGATATGGAACTACCTATGCCTAAAGGGTTTAATGAAGAAAAGGTTACAGACTTGAAGGAGCAAAAGGCAAAAGTAATAAATAAAATTAATCAAGTCCTTAAGGGTGGTAAGATTAAATCAAAAGGACAATCAATGTCGTTCTCTTTTTACACTCCGCCGGAGAAAAAGAAACGAGAGGTTGGAGAAACATGGATTGATGAAGATGGTAAAGAGTGGGTTCAACGTAATGGGTATGCAATCAGTATACCGGCGATTGACCATGTTGAATTAGAGCAAGGTGGATTTTTGATGCCAACACATTGTCCTAAGTGCGGTAAAGCATTGACCCGCGACCTTGATAAAAAGATGTGGAGATTCAATCAGTTTTGTATGGACTGTACTGCTGAGTACGAGACGCAGTTACAGATTGAGGGAACATACAAGGAGTACGAACGGCAACGGATTATGTCAAATATTCGTTCGTTCTATTATGATGTAATGAATGGACTCGAAGATTATGTTAACAGTATGGATGCAACATATGTCAACGAGTTCGGTGATGTGGAAAGATGGGACAGAGTTAACAAACCTATGCTGAAGTCCATGATTCTTAACGACCTTAGATTGTTAAAAGAAGATTTTGAGAAGAACTTTGGTGAACCTTTGGAGAAGGAACATGTGGTCACAAATACTTGATTTTCTATATAATAATTGGTTCAAACTTGGATTACTTATTTGGTTATTTTATCTTGTAAGCAGTTTCGGTAAAGAATGGTTCAAAACGCAGATTGAGTGGGTGAAGTGGATGTTTGTTGATGACGAAGATGCCAGTCATATTAACAATGCACCAAGTCATAAAAACGCAATTCTTCTAGCACTTGTAATCGTATTTATTATAGCGTTCTTAAGAAAAATTGCATTAGAAACTTCTCCGGATATTCCAGACATTCCAACTGGATGGCAGTTAGTTATACTTGCCGGTCTTGGTATTGCAGCTGCAAAAGCAGGTGCGCAAAAATTATTTGAGAACAAGTGGAAGAACGGTAACGGAAATGGTGCAACGCCGCCGAATCCATAAATATAAAGGAGCATAAAGTTATGTTGACAAAATTGTTATTGAATAAGTGGACATGGATTATTATTGCAGTAATTGCTGCATCTATCTATGTTTACGGTGTGGTACAAGAGAACCGAGAACTTCGTGCGGAAAATGAAAAACGTCAGCAGAATGAGGCCGCAGTACAGGACTCATTATTCAAAATGAAAGATTCGGTTCAAACGCTTGCGGTTAAAGTAGGAAATTTACAATCCGAAGTGGGTGAGTTAAACGGAGATTACGTTGCGGTCAATACTAAGTATCAGATTGCACTTGACACGATTAAGGAGCTGAGAAAACGCGGAACTTCAAAAGTCATTGGCGACTCAATAGGCATCGTGGAATTTCACGGTACGAAAGGTATAGCTACGTATGACGTTCGGACAGAAATTAATGTTAAATCGAATGAGAATAATTACTCTATTGAAATTGCGTTTGCAGACATAGAAACTCAGTCCACTCTTTACTATGATGATGCTGACAAACTATGGAAGATTCGCACACTTTCACTTTCCCCCGGTGTAAAGTTGCGAGCTCTGTCTATAATTGATGATGAAACATATAGAAAGATACAAGGACTGACACCGATTCAGATAAAGACACCAAGTACATTTGGTCTTGGTGGATTGATTGCGTATGATAGAGTATACGGTGGTATAGTAATTTCGCCGTCTCAGTGGATGTTTACTGTTCATTACAAGTTATATGACAAATATCTTGAGAATGAGCGGTGGAGTGATAAGATAATGATTGGAGTACATTACTATATATGGTAACTTCACAGGGTAAAAATCTAAAAGATGTAATCAAAGAAGAGTACACAAGATGCGCTAAGGACGTAGTATATTTTCTTGTAAAATACTGCATCATTCAGCATCCAGTTCGTGGTAAGATTCCGTTCTACTTATGGGATTTTCAGAAAAAAACTCTTGGTCAGTTCCTTGCGAACCGATTCAATATAATACTTAAAGCTCGCCAATTAGGTATCTCAACCCTTGTTGCTGGTTACGCATTATGGTTGATGTTGTTTCATGGAGATAAAAAGGTACTAGTCATAGCAACCAAGCAAGGTGTCGCAAAGAATCTTGTTACCAAAGTACGAGTTATGCACTCAAATCTTCCATCGTGGTTGAAAGGTAGATGCATCGCAGACAACAAACTTTCGCTGGAATTTGCAAACGGTTCAAGTATACTTGCGGAAGCCGCATCTCCGGAAGCTGGTCGTTCAGAAGCATTGTCACTCCTTATCCTTGACGAGTGCGCGTTCATTGACTACATTGACACGATTTGGTCTGCTGCAGCTATGACACTCGCAACCGGTGGTGATGCAATTGTACTGTCCACTCCAAACGGCGTAGGTAACTTGTTTTATAAAATGTGGCAGTCCGCAGAGGAAGGAATCGGATTCAGTGGTCTGTCGGAAGAGGGTGAGGAAGATTCTAAAGAAGCCGATTCAGACGCACCATCGTTTATATTTAATCCCATTCGATTACACTGGTCAATTCATCCCGAACGCGACCAAGCATGGAGAGATGAGCAAGACAAACTGCTTGGTAAAAGGAAAGCTGCACAGGAGTGCGACTGTGACTTCCTAACATCGGGTCAAACTGTGATTGAAAGTACTATCATTAAGTGGTATGAAGAGACGCGGGTTAAACCACCGATTGAGAAAAGGTATGTTGACCACAACTACTGGATATGGGAGTACCCCGCAACAGGCAAAACATATGTTGTTGCCGCAGACCCCGCGCGTGGTGATGGTTCGGATTCATCAACATTTCAAGTACTAGACATTGACGGTTTGACACAAGCCGCGGAGTACAAAGGATTTATTGGCACTGGAGAGTTTGGGAATCTTTTGGTCACTGTTGCAACTGAGTATAATGATGCACTACTTGTAATTGAAAATCAAGCTATGGGATGGGCGGTTATTCAGAAAGTAGTGGAACGAAACTACAAGAATCTGTTTTACTCAAGCGCAGATATGATGGTGGTGGACATACAGAGTCAAATGCAAAGAAGTTACGATATGAGGACACCCAATAATACGGATAAGATTATTGCTGGAATAACATCAGGTGCGAAGATTCGTCAAATGGTTGTGTCAAAGATTGACGAGTACTTTCGTTCTCAGGAACTTGTTGTATATTCGAGACGACTTATCAGCGAGTTGTACACATTTATATGGTTGAACAACTATCCAATTCATATGCCTGGATATCATGATGATGCAATTTTTGCTATGGGGTATGCATTACTAGTTAAAGACACGGCATTAAAACTCAGACAGAGGGGTATAGATTTACAGAAACAAGCATTGGACAGAATTAATACGTCACCTAAAATTTACATTCCAAACAGACGAATCGTAGACCCCTATGAATTGCGCATCGCTGGTGGATATAGTGAGGATTTGCGGTGGTTAATTGGTACTGGCAAGGATGTTCAACCTCAAAATATATCACCCGAAGAGAGAAAAAAGTTAGAGGAAGAGGAACGGAAGAAATCGGTAGGCACGCCTTGCCCACCTACTATTGGATAGTTTGATATTTATACTAAGAGTGTTATTATAACATAGAGAGGCAAAACATGGCAGATACAAATTTATTCACGCGACTTCGTAAATTGTTCGCATCAGATGTAGTTGTGCGCAGTATTGGTGGGAAGAAACTCAAGGTTATTGATGTTGACAGACTTCAATCTGCCGGACTGAAAACCAACTACCAGATTGACCGTTACGCTCGTGTGTTTCATCCAGGTTCATACTCGTACAACGCTCAAATTTCGTATCAGACTTCACGGTTACAGTTATACAATGATTACGAAGTTATGGACGCAGACCCGATTATCGCATCCGCACTCGATGTGTATGCTGACGAGTCCACTACAAAGAATGAGTACAAAGATGTTATAAAAATTGTTACCGATGATGAGCAAGTGTCGGAGATTCTTCATAATCTTTTCTATGACATTATCAACATTGACTTCAATCTGTGGATGTGGATTCGTAATATGTGCAAGTATGGCAATCAGTACTTAAAAATAGATATCTCCGAGAAGTACGGTGTTGTCAACATTGTTCCTCTTCCTGTCTATGAAGTGACCCGCGAAGAGTTCTTTGACCAAAAGCATCCACACGCTGTCCGGTTCAAGGTTCAAGGTTCCTATGGTAACGGAACTTTCGAGTACTATGAAATTGCGGACTTCCGCCTTATGTCCGACTCCAACTTCTTACCGTATGGTAAAGCGATGATTGAGTCCGCACGTAAAGTATGGAAACAGTTGACGTTGATGGAGGACGCTATGTTGATTCACCGTATCATGCGTGCTCCAGAAAAAAGAATCTTCAAGATTGACATTGGCAACATTCCTACAAACGAAGTTGACCAATACATGCAGAAGATTATTGACAAGATGAAGAAAACGCCGTATATTGACCCCGCAACCGGAGATTACAACCTCAAGTTCAATATGATGAACATGACCGAGGACTTCTATCTTCCGACTCGCGGTGCGGATTCTCAAACATCTATTGACACGATTAAGGGACTTGAGTTCAACGCGATTGAGGACATTGAGTACATTCGTAACAAGATGATGGCAGCATTGAAGATTCCGAAGGCGTTCTTGGGATACGAAGAGCAAATCGGTGCAAAGGCAACTCTCGCCGCAGAGGATGTTAGATTTGCGCGTACTATTGAACGAATCCAGCGTATCGTGATTGGTGAGTTGACCAAGATTGCTATCATTCACCTATACTCTCAAGGTATTACGGATGAACGCCTGGTAAACTTCGAACTCGAACTCACGAATCCGTCCACGATTGCGGAGCAAGAGAAACTTGCATTGTGGGAGTCTCGTGTTCGCATGTCCAATGAAATTATGACAACGACTCAATTGCTGTCGTCTGACTGGATATACAAGAACATCTGGGGATTCAGTGATGATGATATAAAGGTACTGAGAGAAGAAATTGTTAATGACAAGAAACGTACCTTCCGATACACTCAGATTGAAGGTGAAGGTAATGACCCAGCAAAAACTGGTCAGTCGTTTGGTACACCGCATGACCTAGCGGCGATGCAGATGGCGCCTAAGGAAGAACAACCTATTGACTACGGTCAATCCAATTTTGACCCATCTAATCCAATGATGGTGCAACCGAATCTCAATGTTCCAGTCAATCAAGTCACAGGTGGACAGAACCAACTTGAATCCAAAAATGTAGGTGGACGCCCACCAGAGGGGCAAAAATATGGTAAAGATTCGCACTCTCGCGGTCGTGACCCACTTGGTGCTAAGGATATAGAGGGGTCACTTGATGTTGAGGACGACCCACTTGGTATTAAAAAGATTGGGAATATTCGCCGTGAGCAAATACAGAAAGGTGGAAAATCGGACAAGAAGAAGTTAGAAAGTTTGGTGAAACGAATAGTTCCACCCGCATGGCAAAAGAACAAAGGCGTAATTACAGAAAGTATCTCCATTGAAGGAGAAGATACCGAAAATATACAAGAAAATGAAGGTTTCTTAGATGAGCGCAACCTTGATATAGAGGATGCAAATGGTAAAGCAGACGCAATAAATGAATAGTTTTCGATATTTATACGTGTGGATTTTTAACACTATTGGTGAGAACCTATGAAAAGAATCAAGCATAGCAAGATAAAAAACACTGGGATTCTCTATGAACTCTTAATGAGACAAGTTTCCGCTGACGTGGTTAGTGGGAACATGGACTCTAAGGCGCTTACAATTGTTAGAGAACATTTTGTAAAAGACGCGGAGATTCAGAAGGAACTTGAGTTATATCAGTTGCTGATAAATCACAAGTTCAATAACGAGTCCAAGGCAAACTCCCTCATTGAGGCAGTGTTGACCGCACGTACACGATTGAATAACTCGAAACTTAGAAAGGCAAAATATGCAATCATTAAAGAAATCAGTCAGTCATATACCGTTGACGGTTTCTTTAGTAGTAATATTCCTAACTATGTTCAGTATGCATCCGTGTACAAATTATTTGAGGACAAACTCTCCGGAGAACCGTCAGACCCCGTGGACATTTCAAAGTGCCGACATACACTCGTTGAACATATCAGCGGAAAGAGTACCGCACGAGTTGAGTCCAAGACAAAGGTTCTCGCGGAGTTTGAGCGTCAACCTGAAGATATTCGTTTACTGACCACCAAGCTTCTTGTAGATAAATTCAATACCAAATATAGCAATCTCTCACCGAAACAGAAGGCACTTCTTCGTGAGTTCATCAATAACTCCCAGAATTCGCTCAAGAAGTATATTGAGTCGGAACTTCCAATCATTCGCAAAGAGCTCTCCGACCTTGCACCCACCGTTACTGACAAGGTTGTAAAAATTAAACTGACAGAGGTTATTAAGCAACTCGACCATCTTACAAAAGGTCGAGATGTGAGAGACGAGAATGTTGCTGCATTATTAGGCTATTATAGTCTGATAGATGAACTACGGAGACTGAAAAATGATAAGAAATAAAATTAAGGAGGCACTCCGACCGATAGTGAAAGAG